ACTTTGTAATGACTAAGCTACGGAGTTTAGTAGAAGAATTACAATGTGCCTTAATACTTGTATCTCATTTACGTAGACCAAGTGGTGATAGAGGACATGAAGAAGGAGTACAAACCTCTCTCAATCAGTTACGTGGTACTCATGGTATAGCCCAACTGTCTGATATTGTTATAGGTTGTGAAAGAAATCAACAAAGTGAAGATCATCCTAATTTAACCACTGTACGTATTCTAAAAAACAGGTGGACAGGTGAGACAGGAATCTGTAATGCTATAGAATATTCTAAAGAAACAGGAAGAATGGTAGAAGTTTCTACAGATAATTTTGAAATAGAAGAAGTCACAGATAATCAAGATTTCTAAGGGAAGGAAAAAATGGAAGAGGTAGTTTTAGATTTAGAATCTGATGGTTTATTAGATACCATAACTAAAGTTCATTTACTGGTGTATCGCAACCTTAGTAATGGTGAGTTGACCATTGCAGATACAGATTCAAAAATTAAAGATGCTCTAGTAGATTTACAAGATAAAAAAATCATAGGGCATAATATACTAGGCTTTGATCTTATAGCTTTAAAGAAACTATATGATTTCTCTGTTCCTATAGATCAAACACTTGACACATTAATACTTTCAAGACTAATCTATCCTAATATAAGAGAGACAGATTCAAAAATAAGGAAGATTGAAGCTAAACTCTGGGGTAGTCACTCTTTAAAAGCATGGGGAGAGAGATTAGGATCATTCAAAGGTACTCTTAGTCAACAAGAAGATGCTTTTAAGGAACTCACCTCTGAAATGGTAGATTATTGTGTGAATGATGTTCATTTAACAGAGTTATTATATGAATATTTATCCGATAGTTTGCCTACCAAAGAATCAATAGACTTAGAACATCACATAGCAGATATATGTTTAAAGCAAGAAGAGGCAGGATTCTGTTTTGATGAGAAACAAGCTGTACATTTCTACTCTGATCTCGCAGAGAAAAGATCTAAACTTTCTAAAAAATTAGGTGAGGTATTTGGATCATGGATAGTGGATGAAGGATTGAGAAAGAATGATACTTACTCAAAGATTAAGATCATAGACTTTAATCCTAATTCTCGTAAGCATATAGCTAAAAGATTACAAGAACTAAGAGGGTGGATTCCAAAAGAATTCACTCCTTCTAATGAACCTAAAATAGATGAGAAAGTTTTAAGTAAACTCAGCTATCCCGAAGCAAAGTTAATGTCGCAGTACTTTATTTTAAATAAACGTATAGCACAATTAGCAGAAGGTAATCAAGCATGGATGAAACTTTCAAAGAAAGGAAGACTACATGGAAGAGTCAACACGATGGGAGCACAAACTTCACGATGTTCTCACTCACACCCAAACCTCGCTCAAGTTCCGAATCTCAACGCACCCTTTGGGAGAGAATGCCGAACATTATTTCGTGCTGATCCGAAGATGGAACTTCTGGGCGTGGATGTATCTAGCTTGGAACTGCGTTGTCTTAGTCACTATCTTGCTAGGTATGATGATGGTGCATATGGTAAGGCGTTACTTGAAGGAGATGTCCATACGACTAATCAAAAAGCCGCAGGATTATCTACGAGAGATCAAGCAAAGACTTTCATATATGGTTTTTTGTACGGTGCGGGAAATGAAAAGATTGGTCAAATTGTAGGAAAGGGTAAGATAGAAGGAGCACGTTTAAAGAAAGAGTTCTTATCTAAAATACCTGCCTTAAAATCTTTAAGAGATGCAGTACAAAGGAAATCAGAACGAGGTTTTTTAACTGGCTTAGATGGAAGGAAAGTACCAGTACGATCCACTCACTCAGCTTTGAACACATTGTTACAATCAGCAGGAGCAATCATCTGTAAGAGGTGGATTGTTGAAATGCACTCCTTACTTGAGGAGGAATTTAAGTATGGGGAAGATTATAAACAAGTAGCATTTGTTCATGATGAAGTCCAACTCTCAGTAAAAAGGGAATATGCAGAAAGAATCGGTAAACTCGCAATCAAAGCAATCGCCATTGCAGGAAAAAGGTATAATTTTAGAATCCCCCTTACAGGAGAGTTCAAAACAGGACAAACTTGGGCAGTCACACACTGATGCTACTGCTTTTGGTATGGCAGGAGAAGAAATAGTAAGGTATCTTCTACATATGTGGAACTATCCTATGTTTCTTCCTTTAAATCCTGCATCACCATTTGATTTAGTTATAAAGAATGGTGAAGAATGGATCACCATACAAATAAAACATTCAAGATCTACATCTGTTCCATTAACAAGGGAAGGTAAATCTAATGGAGTAAGAGTTAAAAGAGGATATAAAAAAGGAGATTTTGATTATCTTTTTTCATGTAAATTTCCTTATATTTATATTGTTCCTTGGAAGGATTTGAAAAGTCATACATGTTTCAGCTTCAGTAAGTATGAAAGCTATCGTTATGACTTAACAAACTCATTAACGTACATAAATAAACCAATTTTAACAAAGGAAGAGAATGAGAGAACTATTAATTGATGCAGATATATTTGTATATAAAGCAACACGACTTTCAGAGAGAGAAGTTAATTGGGGAGGTGATTCTTGGACTCTCCATTGTGATTTTGCAGAAGTTAAGACTATAATTGATGATCAGATCTGGAAAGTACAAGAAGGAACTCAAGCAGATAAAGTTTTATTATGTTTCACTGATAAAAGAAATTTTAGAAAAGAGATAAATTCAGAATATAAAAGCAATAGAAAAGGTGGAAGGAAACCGATGTGTTTTATTCCTGCTATGGATTATTGTAAAGAAACCTATCCTTCTATATCTTACTCATGGTTAGAAGCAGATGATGTGATAGGTATACATGCCACTCAGAAATCTAATGATGAAAGAATAATAGTAAGTGAAGATAAAGACTTACTAACTGTTCCGGGTTTACATTGGGACTTTAAAGAAGAGAAAATATTTGAATGGAAAGAAAAAGATGCTGATTATAAATTCTTTTATCAATCATTGGTAGGTGATTCCACAGACAATTATAAAGGTTGTCAAGGAATAGGTCCAATATCTGCCGGAAAAATTTTGGACGGAATTCCAGATTCGGTTTCAGATATGTGGGAGGGTGTGTTAGAAGCGTTTCTTAAATCTGGACAGGGAGAAAAAGAGGCTATTAGAAATTGTAGGATGGCTAGGATATTAAGGGACGGAGAGTATAGGAAAAAGAAACAGGAAGTAGTATTGTGGACACCAAAAGGTAAAGCAGAAATATTTAAGGGAGAGAATTATGAGCAACTATGAGATAGATGAGAGAGAAAGAAATGAGTCTCAGAAACAACGAGAACAAAGATCACATGGACTAGATGAGAGGTACAGTTCAAAGGAAGGGTTTAGAGGAGATGACCAAGACAATATTAAGAACATCTTACGGAACGCACCTAAGTCCTCTAAACCATGTCAACAGTGGGATGCACAAACTCAGAGTTACGTTTTTGTAGATGGAGTAACTGAATCAGATAAATTCTTTGACGATACTGTACGTAATTTGTACGAGGATGATGAGGTAACTAATCCTAAACACTATGACAAGGTTGGTTTTGCTATACAACCTATCGAATATATAACTAAAAATGAATTAGACTTCTTAGAAGGTAACGTAATAAAGTATGTCTCTAGATACCAACATAAAGGAGGAGTAAATGATCTCCTAAAAGCAAGAACATATATTGAATTTTTAATAGAAAGAGAAAGGGAAAGAAATGAATGAAGAATATCTACCTACACAATATCAACAGTACATTCATTTATCTAGGTACTCACGTTGGGATTATGAAAAGAAAAGAAGGGAAACTTGGGAAGAAACAGTATGTAGATATTTCAATTTCTTCAGAGAACATTTAGAAAAGACATGTAATCATCAAGTCACGCCTAAAGTTTTAAAAGAATTAAAAAGTGCAGTTTTAAATCTTGAGATAATGCCTAGTATGCGTTGTTTAATGACAGCAGGTGCGGCTTTAGACAAAGAAAACATTGCAGGTTATAATTGTGCTTACTTACATGTAGATTCTCCACGTTCATTTGATGAAATATTATATGTTCTAATGAATGGTACTGGAGTAGGCTTCTCAGTTGAAGCTAGATATATTGAAAAATTACCTATCATACCTAATGAGATACATCCTACTGATACATTAATACAAGTTAGAGATTCTAAACTTGGATGGGCAAAAGCCTACCGAGAATTAATTTCTTTACTTTATGTAGGAGTTGTACCGGAATGGGATTTATCAAAAGTTAGACCAGCAGGATCACCACTTAAAACATTTGGAGGTAGAGCGAGTGGACCAGAACCATTAGATGCCTTATTCAAATTTACTGTGGATAGTTTTAAAAAGGCTGGTGGTAGAAGATTAAAACCTATTGAGTGTCATGATATTATAACTAAGATAGCTGAAATAGTTGTGGTAGGTGGAGTAAGAAGAAGTGCTTTAATTAGTCTCTCAGATTTAGGAGATGATCAAATGAGGACAGCTAAATCTGGAAGATGGTGGGAAGAAAATCCTCAAAGAGCATTAGCTAATAACTCTACTAACTATCATAACAAACCTGATGTAGGAACTTTCTTCCGAGAGTGGACAGCACTCTACGAATCCAAAAGTGGAGAGAGAGGTATCTTCTCATCGACTAATGCAAAGAAAAAATGTCTTGAATTAGGGGGTAGGAGAGAAGAAAGAGATGACTTTGGTACAAACCCATGCTCAGAGATCATTTTACGTTCTAGAGAGTTCTGTAATCTTTCTGAAGTAATTGTCCGTTCTGGCGATAAAATTAAAGATTTAAAGAGGAAAATTAGATTAGCTACTACTTTAGGTACATGGCAGAGTACATTAACTAAATTTAGATACTTAAATAGTGAGTGGAGAACAAATTGTGAGGAAGAAAGACTGTTAGGAGTATCTTTAACAGGTATA